ACCGTTGGTTTCGTCTAGTGTGAGAAGCGCATTATCTGCCCCTTCGATCTCAAAAAACGTATCTGATTTTGGCGTACCCGTAAAACTGGGGCTTGCGAGTGGGGCAGCACCAGACACTTCCGCTACTGAAATAGTACCGTCAGCAAACTCGCTACCGTCTGAAATAAAATCGGCTAGTGTCCGTGCTTTACTCATTTAAGTTTCCCCGTAATTATTCTGCAGGTTCTTCGGCAGTCTGTGCTGCGAGATGCGCTGCGTATGCGTCTTTTACTGCTTGCGTGAACACTGGTGTGCAGATGGCTGCTACGTCAGCGTCTTCCTGCGTTAGATCAGCGTCAGGCATTACCACATGACGGTGATATGCACGGCTTATCTCTTCGCCATCACGCTTGATGATGTTCGCTGTACGAACTTGCACGACAGGAAATGTGCCGTTGTGAACGACTTCGATTTTGTCGTTAAGTGTTTCTTCTGTTAGTGCCATTTTTATCTCCTTTGGCTATGGACTGTCCGACCCAAAGCTATGCAGTGGGTTATGAGTTTGTTTGATAAGTGAAGCTGACTGCTATATTCCCGTAGGTGCTATCCACGGCTTCAGGCCAAGATTGTTGTGTGGTGCTATCTTTTGAAAGGAAATAAGCTGCTGCGCCTTGGTTGCCTTGGTGAAACAACATCAAATTTACAGGGGTGCTACCACTTGCAGGAGTGAAATATGAAACTGTACCCGCATATCGGTTGTTAGTGGAAGTGTTGGTAGCTACATTTTTGCCTACACCATCTGCTGCGGGAGTGAAGGGAAGACTTATAAAATTTCGGGACTGTCCTGATAGCATTTGAAAGCTGCAGTTAATGGTAACCAGATTGCCAATTTTCGTATATCGGGCATGATAAACCTGAGCTAACGTAGTGGTCATTGGGCTGAAGCTGCCTTCTTCGTAATCGTCTAGATGGTTTGCTGCCGTACTATTTCCGATGTAAACACCGCCGCCAGCGTGCAAGTCTCCCGAAAAATACCCGTGTCTAAACTTTGCCCCTGCATCACCGATGTCTAAAGCACCGTCTGTATAAGTCCCGCTGCTGTTAGTTGGCAGAATATCGTCAGACCGAAATTGAACACCGCTGTCACCTGCAAGGTACAATTTGCCTGAAATACTTGTTGAGACTCCAATTTTTCCTACAATAGTATTGTTCTGGTTAAATTGAATAAACCGACCATCTGTGTACCCAGATTTTTTAGTGAGGTAGATATTTGCGTCTGATTGGTTTTGAATGGTGACGTACTGACCAGCTTGACCGACCAAGTTCACGCCCATCCCGTTGTTGCCTGTGCCGTTATATTGGCCTGTGTTGGCAGAGTTGCCGAACGCTAAAGCCCCGTTACCTGCGTCCACGAAGAATAAGTTAGCGTTAGTGTCACTCTCAACACGGAAATCTAAATCTGCGGCATTTTCATTAAACACGTTTGAGGTGTTGTAGAAGATTGCGTTTACTCTGGAAGCCGTACCAGATGAGTTGTTAGAGTTAATAACTAGAGGGCCACGGTTATTGTTGACCGCCATGTAGCCGCCACCTGTGCCGTAGCCTACAGAACCGCCAAATACGCCACCTGCATTGAACACGACTTCGGTGTTCATATTCCCACCCGCTGTGCCGCCCGTATCATCAAGAATAAGTTGTGCGTCAGTAGCGTTAGAAACTTGTAAGGCAGATGCATATGCGGTGCCAGAGAGGTTTAAGTTTCTGAAACGGTTAGATGTACCGCCTAAATCCATCGCACCATCAGAAGTAACACCCTGCCCATCTGATGGTATTAGAAGTGAAGTTGTTGAATCATAGGAGCCAGCGGTTAAGCCAACACCCTCAAATGAACCTCTTGGATCAAGAATTAAATTTGCAACCACATCAGCACGGGATTGTATGCCACCAACTGTAGTCCCATTATAACTGAAACTTACAATCTCGCCGTTAGAAGTGCCACGATTAAAACGTGCTGTCGCTGCACCACTGCGTGAGAATTGAGCATTACCATCTGCCCGTAGAGCGATCCCACTTGCATCATTGTTTGCAACAGGAAGCGGGTCTGTGGTGCCTACAAGGAAATTGCCTGACGCATCAAATTGTGCGGCTTCAGTGTAATTACCACTTCTCAGTCTTAAAACGCCGCCTGACGTTGCCGTACCCAAATCCAATGTGGCGTTATTATAATTAAACTCAATGATAGAGCCTGTGGGATCGGTAACAGAGGCGAATATAAGACCGCTGTAATTGGCATCAGGAGATACGATGGTGATCCCCGCATTCCCATTGTTTTCAACAACAAGATCATCAGCGGCTGCGTTTGCTGTAAATGATCCCACTGAAGCAGGTTGGATGGTGAGGCCACCCGTCATGGTATCACCCGCTACTTCAACGTAACGAGCATCTGCTTGGGTTTTCGTGTAATGATCAGCTAGGACGAATGTGCCATAAGCCACAATGTCCACAATGTCGTTTACTGCAGCACCAGAGGCAAGCGTAATGCTTGTACCGTTAGTCGCCGTGAAGTCTGTTCCTGCTAGTAGCTTAACACCGTTCAGGTAGACATCCACGTAACCTGCGTCATAAGTAGCAGCGAAGACTGTCTGACCTGCAGTAGCAGTGTAAGTCTGGCGGTCTGATGTACCGTTGACTGATGAACCCGCTGCAGTCCAACCAGATGTACCGTACACCTTCATGGTGTTTGTAGTTGTATCGAAGTACAGCGCACCAGTGATTAGTGCATCACCGTCATTGTCTACAGTCGGTGCAGTAGCCTTTGCGCCAAGATAACGATCATCAAAATCATCATATGAGTTCGCTGCAGAAGTAGCTGAACTTGCAGCCGCTGTAGCAGAGTTAGCCGCATTGGTTTCTGATGTAGCAGCATTTGTTTCAGAAGTCGCCGCCGCTGCAGCCGAGGCAGATGCCGCTGTAGCTGATCCAAGGACACCATCAACGTATGTCTTATTTGTAAGATCGTTTCCGGTGCTTGGTGTAGCAGAGCTGGTAACCTTATTAGATCCCATATCAATAGCACCAGTCATAGTACCACCGGTTAGATCTAGGAAGTTATTTGTTACATAGTTCTGAGTTGCAGCATCCTGGGCAGCTGTTGGATCACCTAGGCCGGTAATCTTATTTGTACCCATCGCTATTGCGCCAGTCATAGTACCACCGGCTAAAGGCAGCTTAGTCGCAATGCTGTTTGTAATTGTAGTAGAGAAGTTAGGATCATCGCCCAGCGCAGCCGCTAGTTCGTTTAGCGTATCCAGTGTACCAGGTGCGCTATCAACTAGGTTAGCGATAGACGTATCGACATAATTACGAGTGGCAGCGTCTTGTGCGTTTGTTGGATCAGTCAGGTTAGTGATAGTAGCCGTGGTGTTTGCATCCATATTCAACGTACCATTGATGGTCACATTGTTGAATGTAGAAGATCCTGTAGCTGCAGTTACGTTGCCTGTTAGGTCACCCTGAACATTACCAGTAACATTACCTTGTAGATCACCAGTAACATTACCGGTCAGATCGCCGGTGATACCGCCGGAAGCTGATAATGTAGTAAAGGCGCCAGAGGATGTTGTGGTTGAACCAATAGCCGTACCATCAATGTTACCACCATCGATGTTAACGCTGTTCAGTGTGGCCAGGCCAGTAGATTGAAGCGTAGTGAATTTACCTGTCGTATGGCTAGTAGCACCGATAGTCGTACCATCAATAGCACCTGCATTGATATCAACAGTAGACAGCGTTGATGTGCCTGTAGCAGTCAGGTTCGTAACTGTGGCTGGAGCTGATGAGGTGCCACCAATAGTTACGCCATCCAACGTACCGCCATTAATATCAGCCGTGGCAGCTGTTAGACTTGTGCTTGCGGTAAGATTTACAAACGTACCGTCTGCAGCAATAGAGTTACCAATAGTCGTACTATCAATGGCACCAGATGCAACGTCGATAGAGGTAATCGCAGATGTGCCTGTAGCCGTTAGATTAGCAACTGTAACATCACCGGTTACGCCTAGCGTACCTGTTAGCGTGGTATTACCTGTTACGGATAGGTTACCATCAATACCAGCATTCTCATCGACATCTAGAGTATCAACATGCGCAATACCATCGATGAATAGATCATTCCATTCCTGTGTAGGTGAACCAAGATCATAATCACCATTAGGTACAACATCAGACGCTACACGGCCAGTAAACGTGATGTTGTCTAGGGTAGTATTACCTAGAGTGATATTGCCATCTAATGTGGTTGCACCGGTAACATTCAAAGATGCTAGAGTAGATAGGCCAGTAACATTCAGCGTACCACCGGCTGAGATATTTGTAGCGGCTGATACACTACCGCTTAGGTAGATGTCTTGAAAGCGTACAGTAGGTGTACCTAGATCGATGCTGTCATGAGCAATAGGCTCAATCTTGTTAGATGTTTCTACCTGAACAAGCTCACGCCATACAGCGGATCCGGAAGTGTTGCCTACACAGATAAAGATACGGCCTGTAGATGTATTCTCCCACATAGAACCTGGCGCATAGCCAGCTACAGAGTCATCTGTGACTGTTGGGTTTGTTGCAGTAGCAAAGTTATTCTTACCACCAATACCACCGTGAATGGCTGGCAGATAACCTGTTACGGATGTTGTAAGATCAATCTTTGGGGAATTACCTGATGAACCATCATGTGAGTGACCGGTTGCACTATCAAATGCAGAAGCAAGTTGATCGAACTCAGCGTTAAGTGGTGGAGCCGTAATGTCGGCACCGTTAATAATATCCGCAATAGATTGGCGTGTATAACCTGCCATTGTTTATCGTCTCCCTGCCGTAGAGTATTCAAATACGATGCCCTGGATTGAATACGGATCGAATTGCCCGAAGGTCACGTAAGTGGCTCTTACGGAAAAACCTGAGCCCTGAATGTCTGAAGTCATGATTGGTTTAGAGTTACCACCGTAAAGAACGTTAGGTGCGTTATAGGTGATATTCCGTCCCGCATAGACGGTTGGACCACCTTGAGATTGTTGGCTGTAAGTAGATGGCCTTGCAGTGTTGTAGTCGCCCCAGTCAAATGCCAAACCTAAGTTAAGCTGGAATGGGCCTTCTGCTCTTACGAAGGTATTAACCTTACGCATAACCTTACGTACATCTGTATCACCAAAGTCCAGATATGGCGTAGCGTAGATAGCGACAATATCAGCACCATTAAATGATATGCCTTGCTCTTGCCTGTAGACTTTACCATCGTAATCGCCGTGTAGAACAATTTCCTGAGCATCTACATATTCAGAT